TCACAGATATATTTGAAATAACTCATGCTCAATCAGCAGACGTTTTGTTTCTTGCACACAAAAGCCATGAGCCAGCAAAGCTCACAAGAACAACAGCAACAAGTTTTACACTTGCTGATATAGATTTTACAGATGGCCCATACCTTGATGAAAACATAACTGATACAACTTTGTTTTCTTCTGCAAATACTGGCAGTGTAACTATTACAGCATCAGCAGATTTATTTGCGTCAGCAGATGTGGGAAGACTTATACGCTTCAGAGAGGTCATTGAGGTAGAGCATGACGCATGGGCAGCAAGCACAAGTTATGCCCAAAATGATTTAGTGCGTCAGGGTGACAATGTTTATAAAAAAACCAATTCTGGATCACAATCCAGCGGCACTAGCCCACCTGTACATTTATCTGGTTCAGAAACTTATGGCTCAATCACATGGGAGTTTCAGCATAGTGGGTCAGGGTTTGTAAAAATTACTAACTTTACAAGCGCAACAGAGGTTACAGCACTGTTTAAAAACGAAGATGGTGTGTTGCCAGCTAGTGTAGTTGGAGGCGGCAATACAACAACAAAGTGGTCATTAGGTGCTTTTGGTGGAGATCAGGCGTTCCCAAAGGCAGTTGGTTTTTACGAGCAACGTCTATACTTTGCTGGCACTACAGGACAGCCACAGACAATATTTGGCTCAGTAAGTGCTGACTTTGAAAACCATACCCCAGGCACACTAGATGATTCAGCAGTAAACTTTACGATTGCATCTGACAAAGTAAACGTCATAAGGCATTTATTGCCAGCAAGATTTCTACAAATACTTACCACAAGTTCAGAGTTTACCTTGTCTGGTGGCACAGGCTCAACGCCTGTTTCACCCACAAACGTCAATGTGTTGCGAGAAACAACATTTGGCTGTTCTGAGGTGCGTCCTGTAAGGGCTGGCAATAGCACAATACTTATTCAAAAGGGTCAGGAGAAAGTAAAAGAAATCACCTTCAATCTTGATACAGACGGATTGCTGGGCATTGATCTTACGATTCTTGCAGAACACATTACAAAAGGCGGCTTGACTGACATGGTGTGGCAGCAAGAACCAGAGCTAATACTTTGGTTTGTTCACACAGATGGACGTTTGATTGGCCTTACATACGATAGGGCTAACAATGCTGTAGGCTGGCATGACCACACTATAGGCGGCACAAGCGCACACGCAACTGTAACAGTAAGTGATTTTGCCAATATAGCGGTAGGCACAACGCTTACATTCACTAAGAGTGATGGTACAACCGTTACATTTACATCAGAGGCGGTTGGTAGTTCAGCACCATCCTCATCACTTGGATTTAGGCCAAACACATCAAACGATGTGACAGCAGATAATATCTTTACAGCCATCAACGCACATGCAGATTTTACAGTAGAAAATCCAGCAGCAGCAGTTGTGACAATCAAGGAAACATCTCCTACGGCTGGTGGACTTTTGTCTGTAAAAAGCTCTGACACCACTAGGCTTACAACAACAAATCAGGCAGCGGCAATCGTTGAGAGCATAAGTGCGATACCTAGCGGATCAGAAGATCAAGTGTATATGTCTGTCAAAAGAGAAATCAATGGCAGCACTGTAAGGCACATAGAGTTTCTCAAGCCGATAGAGTTTGGAGAAGATGTAACAGATGCTTTTTTCTTGGATAGTGGTTTGACTTACGACAGTACAGCAACAACATCAATAACAAGTCTAAATCATCTTGAAGGAGAGATTGTGTCTGTTTTGGCTGATGGTTCAACACATCCAGATAAGACAGTAACAAATGGTTCGATCACACTAGATAGATCTGCTTCAAAGGTTCATATTGGCTTTGGTTACAGATCAACAATAGAAACACTTAGGCTAGAAGCTGGCGCAGAAGACGGTGTGGCACAAGGTAAAATAAAACGCATACATGGCGTTACAGCGAGGTTCTTCAACACGGTAGGGGCAGAACTAGGGCCATCAGTAACAGATTTAGATAGATTGCCTTTCAGAGATAGCAGCATGGCTATGGATGAAGCTGTACCGCTGTTCAATGGTGACAAAGAAATAAGTTTCCCATCGGGATATGACAATGATGCAAAGGTGGTCATAAGACAATCACAGCCTCTGCCAATGACAGTGTTAGCAATAATGAGAAGGTCAAATACTTTTGATGCCTAAGATAATACCATTTAAGAAAGAACATCTGTACAAGATCAACCTTCTGTTTGATATGACAAGCAGCGGCAAGGAATCTTTGGGTGCAAGTAAAGATGTAATTGGTTATACAGGCATGGATGGTGATGTGGTGTTGGCAACAGGCGGTGTGAATCCAATGTGGAAAGGCGTGGGAGAAGCATGGCTGTTAGTAGGAAAAGAGGGCTACAACAAGCCTAAGACTGTTGCTAGATATACTGATATGCTGTTTCAGCACATACAGGAGGAGCATAAGTTGTTTAGGATTCAAGCAAGCGTATCTGTATTAGACCTTACAGCAAATAGATATGCACAGTGGCTTGGATTCCAAAAAGAGGGTATTATGAAAAAGTATGGGCCAGATGGCACAGACTATGTTCGTTATGCGAGGTTAATGTAATGTCTGATGTAGCAGCAGGAGCATCTGTAGTATCAGGAATAATGGGCTTCAAGGGCAATATGGCTGCGGCTAAAAATGCCGAAGCTGTAGGCGAGTATAATGCAAGGCTTGCAGAAAATGAAGCAATCGTATTGCAAAGGGCAAAGGTTGATGAAGAAACAAACTTACGTCAACAATCAGATAGGCTTGTTGCCTCACAAAGATCAATGACGGCGGCCTCTGGCATTGAAATGTCTGGCAGTCCTTTGCAAGCATTAGCAGATGCTTATTTCAATACCGAGCAAGATGCTGCAAGAATTAGATATGCTTCAAGCATCGAGCAAGTACAAAAAGAATCTGAAGCTGCTTTGGCAAGAACAGAGGGTGCTGCAAGGTCAGCTGGTTTACGATACGCTGCTGTAGGTTCGTTATTGCAAGGTGGACAACAAGCATCAACTCTTATGTCTTAGGTGATTAAATGCCCAAAATACCTTTATACAATCGAGGACAAGGACTGACAACCAGAATGGCGACTGGTGCGTTGTCACCAAGGGCAAATGTAGGAGCGTTTACTGCACCTGGGCAAGCACAGGCAAGGCTAGCTTCACAAGCTGGTCAGATTGCATTTGACTTTGGCATGGCTCAAAAAAATGCAGAAACAAGAAGGGAGCAAGACGAATATTTTACTCAATTTAGTCGTGAGTTTGCTGAGTATAACAGAAACGACAAACAAACAGACACTAAAAAATATAGAGATGATTTTAAAAAGTTTTCTGATAGAAAGCTTAATACTATTGATGCCAGAACTGATCTTACAAACTCTCAGAAAAACAAAATAAAACAATCATTGTCATCAACAATATTATCTTATTCAAATTCTGGAGAGAACAAAGCCTTCAATAGAGGTCAAATAATAAGAACAGAGAGGGCGGTTGGTTCTATTTCCGAAAAAATTAATCAAGCATCGTTATTTCCCAAAGGTCACGCTGACAGAGTAAGGTTGCTAACAGAAATCGAGACAGATCTATCAGGTTATAATTTAGATGGTCTGAGAACTGGGTACAGCATTCAGTCTATAAAAAAGGGTTTTGAAGCTTTAGATTTTGGCAAACAGATTGATGCCGCTACAAGCGCAAGCCAGCTTGATGAGATTGCACTAGAAGTTCCCAAGTCTACTCTCAATGCCAGCACTCAACAAAAGATAAAAAACAGAATCAAAACAAGAAAAAGTGAAATTAGAGCTAAGTCTTATGATGACAATGTGGGTGTCGTAAACTCATTGTCTGTAAACTTTGAAGACAAAGAACCTTTAGAAGATGCAATTTTAAACGGTGAAGTTCAGTCTTTTACTACAGATGAAGGCCAAACAGTTGTTGTAGATACATCAGAGTTGTCAAACACACAAAGATCTAATCTTGTGCGGTCTTATGTAAATCCTTTGTTTAAGGACTTATTTGATGTCACACAACAAAATGCCGTTGATGAGATCACAACATCAGAAGATGCTTTGAGTGCAGCAATGAATTTGATGAATCCAAAAAGCATAGATGCTGATGGCACTACTGTAGAAGATAGAGAAGCGGCGATTATTGAAGCCGCTGAACAAACTGCTGAAAAAACAATTAGAGATATACAAACAGGCAACTTTAACCCAGAAACAGCAATGGATAGTTTTAAGACTGTTAAAGAGTTGCTTGAAAGAGAGATAAGCCCAAACGGTTCTTTGTTAAAAATGATAGGAAAGAAAGGCGATAAGGCGTCCAATATTCTTGATAAGATTGCCAATGCTGAAAAAGCAATGAACAAAGCAAATGCGTCAAATGCAAGAGTGTCGGCATTGACTGAAGCAGGGAAAATAGGCGATTTGCAAGAAGCTTTTAGAATGATGCCGGATGCAAAGTCAGGTGAGTTTGATCAAGTTATTGACGATGCGATGCAAAGGTTAGACGGTGATCCACAAAGGCAAATGGATTATCTGTCACGAAACGGTGTTATAAATAAAGGATTCCAAAGCAAGCTGAAGGTAGGCCGGTCAAGGCTGCAAGTGGCTGGGAAGACAACACTTGATGACTCTGACAGAGAGGCAATTTCGATATATAGAAACCTGTCTTTGCGGCAAGACCTTTTAACCGATCATATTCAAGGTGAAGATCTTACATGGTGGAGAAGTTTTGAGGTTCTTTCAAACGCTTATGGTGATGAGGACGCTTTAACTTTGATGCAGCGTCAGATACCTGACACAGATTTAAAAGTATCTGAAAAATTTCTTGATGAGCAAATAGCTGTCACAGATGAGGAAATCACAGAGGTTGCTTGGTGGCCTTTCGATAAAACTTCACCTCAAAACACAGGATATATGAGAGGTGAAATAAAAAAGCTTGCGATGGAATACATTAAGTATGGGGTCAATCAAGAGCAAGCCTTAACGACTGCTGGTAAACAGTTTGCAGCAAGTCATATGTTTATAGGCAACGCTATTACGCCAATAATGCCAGAATTTAATAAAAAGACTGGGGTTCTTAAAAACATAGATAGAATAGCTAGTGTTGTTATTGATGACTTTGCAAAAGCAAACGAGCAGCTTTTAGAAGATAATGAAATATCAGCAGATGATTTGTCTTTACTGCCTTTTCCTGGAACGGCTGACAATTTTCAAATTGTGATTGATGGCGGCAGACCTATAAGGGGTCAGGATGGGCAGTATGTAACAAAGAGCCAAAAAGAATTGTTAGAAGTTGATATAAGTGAGGGCAAACTAAAGGCCATAAATCAAAAAATAAAGAGTTCATTTTTGGGTGAAACGGTAGAAAAAGAACTGTCAGAAGACATAGATTATCAAGCGCAAGTTGCAAGAAAGCTCATGTAATGGCAGAAGAAGAGCAAACATTTATCAGGCCATCTGGCAGAGTTCCTGTTGGCGACCCTGAGTTTAGAGCCTTTTCTATCACCGAAGCAGAGAGGCAGCAAGAGGAAGAGGCTGTAGACCTTAGCGAGTTTGTTAGCGCGACAATAGAGGAAGATTGGCTTCATTCATACATATTTGCTGGTAAAGAAGAGTTTGAGCCAGATATGGATTTGATGAGAAATGGTCTGACACAAGACCAATTCACAGGTCTTACTACTGATATTCCAGAAGAATACCATGATTATTTAGAAGACATTGTTAGCTTGCCTCACGCACAAGAGTTAAAAAAACAAATACTAAGGCGCGTTGAGAACGAAAAGAAAATGCAATCTTGGGGGTGGCAGGGAGATGCGTTACGGATTGGTCTTAACATTGCTGACCCCTTTGCTGCTTTTGCAACAATAGCTACAGAGGGTGTTGCTGCGCCACTGATTTGGGGGCAGAAGGCATCTCGTATTGGAAGAATAGTAAGGGGTGCTGCTGCTGGCATGGCCTCTAGCGCAGCTATAGAGGGCTATATAGCCACTCAAAGCCAGACAAGGGATGCCTATGACGTTTTGTATTCAACGGCTGCTGCTGGGCTTTTTGGGGGAGCTATAGGGTCTTTTAATTTTGGCAAGAAAATAGATCCAAATGACCCTGTAGTAAAGGCTCATCAAAATCATTTAGCCGCCGTTGAAGATGCACAAGCGCAAGATATTGCTAATGACGTTAGAAAAAAATTAGTTGGAGATGATGCAAGCGTTGGTGCAGCGGAAAATCCCCTTAGTCCATCACCTTTAATGAAACCATTAAGAAATGGTGTGGACTTGGATGCAGATGACATAGAGATGCAAGAACGTATGTTTGACAAAGTTCTTGGTGTTACAACGCATATTGATATGACAGGGTATTTATTGGCTTCAAAAAACCCTTTCTTTAACAGGCTTGGACAAATACTTGGAGAAGATGCTGTAGGCGCAAGAAACGGTGGAACTGTAAATATTCAAAGCACAGCAGATATTCTCAAGACAAACATAATGAAGGGTCAGTTTGCTGAGTTTTATGCAGATTATAATATTCAGTACAAAGATTGGGTAAAGTCTACAAAAACAGGTTTATTTAGAAAACACAGGCTTTCTAATCGTAGAGAGTTTGGAGAGTTAGTTGCTGATGCTATAGAAAACCCAAATGGGGAGTTTCATCCAGCGGTTAAAAACATGGCAAAAACTAACGCAAGGCTTTATGCACAGTTGCTAGATGAGGCAAAAGCCAACGGAGTAAAAGGCTTTGAGAACATTCCTAAAAATTTAACCTATTTTACACACAGATGGAATAAGTTTAAGTTTCAAGAAATGCGTCAAGTGCATGGCGATAAAGCCGTTAAAAGGCTTTTGTCGCAAGGTCTTGTTAGAGGCACTCCTGACCTTTCAGAAGACGCTGCTGACAAACTTGCCGAAGCTATGTATTCAAAAATTCGGTCTGATACGGCTGGTTTGGACTCAGGGTTTAGTCGTTTGTTTACCGCAGAAAGCAGAGAAACCTTGAAAGACATTATGCTTGAGGAAAAGTTTGGAAAAATTGACGCTAAAAGCGGTCAGTTTAAAGAGTTTTCTGAGGCAGATGTTGACTCTTTGCTTAATTTATTCAAACAAAAAGACACAGGGTTGCCTTCATATGCGAAAGGGCGATTGAAATTTGATATGAATACCGAGATTGAGTGGGGCAACACCACCCTATCTTTAAAAAGTTTGCAAGAAAGAGATGCCGAACAAGTGTTTACTATGTACGGCAATGAAATGGCTGGTCGTATTGCGCTTGCCAAAAAAGGTATAAAGTCAGAAACAGACTTTGTGAAAGAAATAAATAAGGGCAGGGCATATGCTGAAAATGAAGGCATATCTGAGGATGTCTTTAATAAGGAAGCTGAAGTGTCACAGATCATGTATAACATGATAATTGGCAGACGCCCAAATCCGCAGTATGACCCTAACTCAACACCTATGAAAATTGTACGTTTAGTTCAAGATTACAATTTTTTGCGACTTATGGGTCAGGTTGGCTGGGCACAGTTTGCAGAACTAGGTAACGCATACAATGTTAATGGTTTCAGAGCCATGTTACGAGCCGTTCCAGAATACAAAAGAATGTTAAAAAGAGCAGCAGATGGGAAGCTAGAAGATCCAGTTTTAAGAGACATTGAAGCTTTTTATGGAACTGGGTCTGACCGCATGATTCAACAAATGATTAACCGTCTAGAATATATTGAGCCTACTGGACAGTATGATCGAAGAAGTTTGTTAAACCGCGCACAGGTAAGAACAGATCAACTAAAAAGATTACAAGCAGATGTTTCTGGAATGGCCCCAATTACGTTAATGTTGGAGCGTGGCACAGCGCGTGTCGTAGCGCAAACAATAGCAGACTTAGCATTTGATAACGCAAGCTTAACTATAAAAAGACTAAACTCATTAGGGCTTGGCAAACAAATAGTTGACGGTGAAGAAATAGATTTTGGCAAGATTGTTTTTGATGCAATTAAAGAACACGCCACACTTGAAAATTCATCAATATTCAAGGCGAAAAAACTAAGAGAGCTTAATTTAGAGAACTGGCCTTCAGAAGCAAGAGAGGCTTTTGGTGTGGCACTAGCGCGTTGGACAAGAAGAACAATCCAACAAAATGATGTTGGTAACTTGTCACGTTTTATGACTAAACCTTGGGGTCAGGTTATCAGTCAATTTAGAACATTTCAAATTGTGTCTCATTCAAAACAATTATTGCATAACCTATCAATGAACGACACAAGAGCGTATTTGGCTATGGCTTTTTCATCTATGACTGCTGGGGCTGCGTACTTTGCCCAACAAAATGTGAAGATGATTGGGATGAGCGACAGAGAAAGACGAAAGTATAAAGAGAAAAATTTAGGCAAAGACTTTGATGAGATTATGATAAATGTGGCAAAGGCTGGTTTTTCAAGATCAAGTTGGTCTGCTTTTATTCCAAGCACTGTTGATACAGCGGCATTTTTCTTTGCGGATGACCCAATATTTTCATACAGAACAACAGGTCTGGGGCAAGATTTCTTAGGTGGTATACCAGCGGTACAAGCTTTTAATAGAGGCGTTACTGCGGTTTCTGGAGGAACAAGAGTGCTAAGTCCATTTAGTGACCAAGAGGCTACTGAAGGCAAGGCAAGGGCGATAGGCAGTTTACTGCCGTTTCAGAATGTTACAGGCATTGGGAATGTTCACAGATACATTGCAGAGCAGTTTCCAGATAAATAATATTGTGATATTATGCAAATAACTTGGAGACAAGAGTATGACAGTAAGTAGCGCAACAACCAGAAACAGCTATAGCGGTAATGGCAGTACCGATGTCTTTGCTTATGGCTTCAAAATATTTGATGATGATGACATCACTGTAATTATCAGGACTGATTCTACTGGTGCAGAAACAACAAAGACCAAGACAACTCATTACACAGTCTCAGGTGTTGGTAGCTCTAGTGGTGGCAACGTAACCTTTACATCAGGCAATATACCAGCAAGCGGTGAAACAGTGGTGTTGCTGCGCACAACTGCAAGAACACAGCTTACAGATTATGTGCCTAATGATCCATTCCCAGCGGCCACTCATGAAGATGCACTAGACAAGCTGACCTTTATAGCGCAAGAGCTTGAAGAGCAGATTGGAAGATCGTTAAAGGTATCTCAGGCTAATGTGATTGCTACATCTGAGTTTACCGCTGATGCAACAGCCAGAGCAAATAAAGTTTTAGGTTTTGATAGTTCTGGCAACATCTCAATATTTCAAGAAATAGGCCAGTTTAAAGGTACTGATGCTACGGTAACAACAGTTGCGTATGCCGTAAGAGATATAGTTAAATCCACTACCGCATCAGAACTTAATAACATTTACATTTGTGTAGCTGCTTCTGTAGTAGGTGATTCGCTGACTGACACAGATCACTTTGCTTTGCTTGTAGATGCTGTTTCTGCGGCAACATCTGCTACAAATGCGGCGTCAAGCGCAACTGCTAGTGCGTCAAGCGCAACCGCTAGTGCGGCTAGTGCGGCAACGGCAAGCGGTCACAAAGATACAGCAACCACAAAAGCATCAGAAGCGGCATCATCTGCTACAGCAGCGGCGGCAAGTGCGGCGGCGGCAGCAACAAGCGCAGACAATTTTGATGATGTTTATCTAGGTGCAAAATCTAGTGAGCCGTCTACAGATAATGACGGTGATGCACTAAATGCTGGCGATCTTTTCTTTGATACAACGGCCGAAACACTAAAAGTTTACACTGGCTCTGCTTGGCAAGTTGTGTCACAGGCATCTTTAACCTCTGTTGCGGCTGATACAACCCCTCAACTTGGAGGATCGCTTGATGTAAATGGCGAGGATATAGTTAGTGTTTCAAACGGTAATATCACGCTAACTCCCAATGGGACTGGCGTTGTTAGGATAGACGGCACTAATGGTATTGATATGCAGTCAGGTGCTATATCAATCAAAAATTCTGGCGCACAATCATATGTTAGATTTTATTGCGAATCTAGTAACGCACATTATGCTCAACTACAAGCACCAGCACACGCTGATTTTAGCGGAAACATTACGCTTACCCTGCCAGCTACAGCAGACACAATAGCTGGATTAGCGGCCACACAAACACTAACTAACAAAACCATAGCCTTGGGAAGCAATACTGTTTCTGGCACGTTAGCACAGTTTAACACTGCTGTAACAGATGCTACTTTGGTTGACTTGAGTAGCTCACAAACACTGACAAATAAAAGCATAGCAGCATCACAGCTAACTGGTGCTTTGCCAGCGATTAGCGGAGCTAGTCTGACTGCGTTGCCAGCAACCTTGCCAGCATCATCTGCTGCAAACCTAACTAATATTCCAGCGGCAAACATAACTGGAACGCTACCAGCCATTGATGGCTCAAACCTTACTGGCATAGCTGCTGGTGGCGGTGCTACAGGTGGTGGCTCAGATGAGGTCTTTTATGAAAACGGTCAGACGGTGACAACCAACTATACTATCACAAATGGCAAGAACGCTATGAGTGCTGGGCCTATAACAATCAACAGCGGTGTGACGGTTACTGTTGGCTCTGGCGAAACATATACGGTGGTTTAGATGAGTACATTAAAAGCAGATACAATCGTAGCAAGTGATGGTAGCAGCCCTGTTACGCTGACTAAGCAAAGTGCAGCAAAACATTTTGTTATTTACGATAACAGTGACTCATCCAGAGCAATACAAAATAGTTTAAATTGCAGTTCTTTGTCTGACCTAAATACTGGGCAAACGTCAGTATCTTATACAAATAACTTTTCTAATGTTCATTACACACATGGCGGTATTCCTGCTTGGAATGGCGGTGATATAACAACGTCTGCCCTCCAAAATGCGGCAACAAGAAAAAGTGATATAACAACATCTACAATTGAATTATCTACTAGGTATGCAAATGCAAGTTCTGGTGGTCTTTATGATTATGAATACGCACCAAATCTTTCAGTAGGGGATTTAGCATGAGTACAATCAAAACAAATACGCTCACTGGTACAAGCACTGCTGGCTCTATTGCTGTAACAGGTGAGGGTAACAGCACGACAACTAATCTTCAGCAGGGGCTGGCGAAGGCTTGGGTTAAGGCAAATAACGCCGCAGTGGTAGCAGACAGCCTAAACGTCAGCACAGGGGTAGATAACGGCACAGGAGACTATCAGTTCAATTTGTCCAGCAGTATGGCTAACACAGAATATTGCCAAATCACAGGGGCTATTGCTGCGGAACTTACTGGTGTAAAAAATACTACGATAGTATCCTCTAATTTTAAGATTACAAGTTTTAGAAGAACTGACAGTTATACGGTAGCAGATGCAAATACATTTTGTTCAATTCATGGAGACCTCGCATAATGGCTGGAAAGATTGTAGCAGACCAACTAGAACACAGCACCGCTGGGTCGCTTGATACGCAGTTTGTTGTCAATGGTAGTGCGAAGGCGTGGGCAACAGTTAATGGTTCTAGCGGAACTCCATCATTGACATTTTCATTAAATTGCTCATCAAACGTAGATAATGGGGTTGGCAATTATACCACAAATTTAACCAATGCTATGTC